GCGCCCACGTCGAGTCCTATAACTAAACTCTGGCCCACGATGACCTTGCTCAAACTGTAGGTCTGCGTACTTCATCCATAGTCCTGATGGTAGGCGTATACCTGCCGTACCGTTGCGAGCCTTGCACTCAACAATACCGTTGGCACCGAACGTAAAGTTATCTCCACGTGACATGGCTACTAGCATGTGTTGCGCCGTCCGCCATAGCTGTGCGATCTTCCAGTTAGACTCTCGGTAGATTTGTACTACCCTTTTAGCCTCGGCGGGTGCCATAGTGGTGCCAAAGGTCTTCAACTGTTCGGCGAACCGTACTGCGCCCATGCCGTACCCTGCACCTAGGATGGTAGTCTTGCCCACGAATCTTTGCTCGGCAGTGACCTCACTCTCAGGTATGTCATAGATACGTGCTGCCATCTTTATATACACGTCCTCCTTGTTGAGAAACGCTTGTACTAGGTCGTCCTGCCCTGCCAACCATGCGAGTACACGTGCTTCGATCTGAGACGAGTCACAGTCAATCAACACGTACCCCTCCGGTGCGACGATACTCTTCTTCAACACCTTACCATTCACACCACGACTCGGTAGGTTTTGGATGTTTATCTTGTCATCCCCACCCCATCTACCAGTGTGCGCGGCGTAGTACCTAACAGGAACCGGAAGAAGTCCACGCTTAGCAATACCTATAAACCTCTCTGTACGTGATTCCTCAAGAGAACTTTTAACTCCTAGCCGAGACTCTACTAGTGCTACTACCGCAGGGTTCTCGTGGTCTAGTAGTTCCTTGAACGCTTCATCAGACTTAGCAAACGCGTGTGTCTCCTTGCCTGTAGTCAGGCTAATCTTCTTCGGAGGTGTAACGCCTTGTGCTTCTAGCAACTTAGCGAACTTAGGGTTACTCATAAGGTCTGTCTTGGTAACACCAGAGGATTCTATTAGGTCTAGCTTTCTCTGCTTCACGTTCACCAGATGTGTTTCCAGTAGTGGTAGGTCTAACTCCAACACTGGTTCAATAAACATACGTAGGGTCATGTCTACGATGCGCATCTCTTTCTTCGGGAAGTTCTTACCCATGAGGGCAAATAACTTATATGTTAGTTCCACATCGTTGATGCAGTAATCGCCATAGCTGTCTAGCTGTTCCTCAGAGAAGTCTAATCTTCTAAGTCCCATTGCGTCGAGCACTTCTGTCCCTTTCTCGCCGATACGGTATCGTTCAGCCAACACCGCAAGACTGCCACCCACTTCAACACCGTGCAAAGCACGAGCGATGCACAAAGTATCAGCCCAGATACGAGGACGGATATTGAAAAGCCAACCGAGTATAGCGCCGTCAAACATAGTATTGTGAGCCAGTACCATGCTGTTCTTCCAATCAAACGTATGTAAGTAGTCATGTAACTCCTCATGTGTGCCCGATGCCCACTCTGTATCCCCATTGTTTACCTTGATACCTACACCCACTATCTCAAAGCGAGGGTCGCGGATGTAGTTCTCCAAAGTAATCTTACGTAGCGAGAAGTCTTTGTCGTAGAACGTCTCGAAATCTAACGTAATAAGATCCATCACTCCTCCTTTTCTTTAACGAATACCCCGTTAATCATCTTGCCCTTACGATCTTTAATGTCATTGTAAGCATGGTACATACATTCCCATAGGGTCAGCTTGTTGCGATGCGCTATGTTTACTAGCACTACCATGATGTCACCAATGTCATCAACCACTGGTTGGCTGTGTTCAATGTTACCACGCAACTCATCTACTTCTTCTAACAACTTCTCGAACTGAGCGCCATCTGTTGAGCCTTCGATCAGGTTGCGATCTTTATGCCACTGCAATATCTTATCTTCTATATCATTACTCATTACAGCTCCTCCACAGCATCTAGCAACTTGTCCAAGTACCACCGTGCTTTACGCAAGTCCTGTATCTCGTTGCCCTTATGCTCATACCTCCAAACGTATTTCTGTACGTTACCCTTCAGGTAGCCCTTGTATGATACAGGAGACATGGATTCTCTTATCGCTTCTATACACTCAACGCTTCCGGTATTGTAGTGATTAGGGTTGTTGACCATATCTTCCACAGGGCTATCGCCACCATCGACCGAGGGGTATTCTAAATAATCTTTCTGCATATCTTCCGCAGGTCTATGAAAGAAGTCTTCATACTTATCTACGATTGAAGGGTGCTTCTTACGTAGCGCGTCCCACTGTTCGGGGGTTGCCGTATTTATATTAATGCTCATAGTTGTTCCTCTATAGGTTTGTTACCCACTGCGTGATACCACGTGCGCGTTCAGATCGCATGTAGTCAAGCATGTAGGTGTTTGGTTTTTCATCGGTGTCGAACTCGATGTCTTGTAGCCGAGCTTGTTCCTTGCGGATAGTAACCTCGATGGGTTCAAGCTCTACTTCCATTACAGGCTTTGATGGTATAAGGAACCCCATCAGAACAACTCCATTTGGTCGGGGTGTGCATACCTACCAGTGAGAATCTGTGATACATACTTTACATTCTTCTCATTGATTACCAAAGATATACCACCACTGTTTGCTATCTCTTTGAGATTCATCTCCTGTAAAGCTGTTGGTGTGTTCTTACCCGCCTTACATTCGATACCAAAGAAGTTACCGTTGTAGCACCCAACCACGTCAGGTACGCCAGACTTACCATAACCGCCAGTGGCGGGGAAAAAGTAGTATGCGTCAAGAGCCTTTAGTTGCTTCACCACTTCCTTTTTTACTTTTGCTTCCGGTGTCATCGCCATGCTTGTCATCCTCTGTGATACCAGTGACCTGCTTCTTACCGAAGATACGGTCGAAGTTATCGTCGAACTTCTTTTTATTGGTGGGCCGAGGAACGTCCCCCTTCCCACCGTGTGTTTGTCCCCACTTCATTAGTTACACCTCGTTGTGCCCCAGTTGTCTGTCGTACAGGTTGTACCATTACTGTGGCGCGTAGTACCCCAAGCATCTTTCTGTGACGTAGTGCCATCGTTGTAGCGAGTTGTGCCCCATGCGTCAGTCTTAAAGCTAGTACCATCAGAGCCACGAGTAGTTCCCCAAGCGTCAGTCTGGTACGTAGTACCTGTACGGCTGTCACGCGTAGTACCCCACGAGTCAGTGGTCAATGAGCCAGAGTTACCATTGTGGCATGTGTATTTACTGTTACCCCAACTGTCTTCCTGCATACTACAAGCGGCACTTGAGAATGGCGACCAGAACGCTAACACCAACAGCCCCGTTACAGTTACCACATGCCAGCGTGTTATCACACCAACAGGTTCACCCATGTAGTGCGTCACCTTATTCCATTTAGTTCTAAGCTCGTCCTGCGTCAGTAGTCTATCAGCAGTAGCGTGTGCGTCTTCGATCTTATCTTTAATTTCTTGCTTATTCATCTGTCTCTTCCTCAAAAATAAATACTTCGTCAATGTTAAACCATATGGCTTGTTCTATCATATCTTGTATGTGGTGCATTTTTGGGTCATCGGTGTGTTTGTGCGCCTTCTCGTACCCAATCTCAATACCTTGCTCAATAGCAGCATCAAGAATCTTTCTTGTTCTCGCTCGTATCACGTTTTGCCCTCCGTTCCAGTACTCGTTTGCGGTTCCACACCCGTGTCTCTTCTAGTTTATACAGCCACATGTGTACCAACAGGAACCAAATAAAACATACAAACGCGACTGCAATAAGCACTTCAACATTACTCATGTCTCTCTCCTCACATTACCCAAAAAGTCTGTTCGTTTATGCGCCTCCCAACCCCTTGTACAAAGGTAGTCGGGGGCGTCGGGTCACAGGTCATTAGTACTGATAAGTTCTTCTCTAACGTATCTGGCAATGTGTTCCTAGTGTAGACGCCTGATAGGTCGTTGTCAAAAACCGCTACCCCAAGCCCTGTTACAACTATATCTTCTTCTCTTATAAGTACGCGGTACAGGCTTAGGTCAAGGGTGAAAGGCGGCATGTTAATCAATAGACGCTCCCACCTCTTCGGTTACTCCGTTCTCAATAAAGAATATATTTTCTGTCGGACTTTTGTATCCTACATTGTGTAGGTACTCGCCACTCTCTAGTGTGTTAAGTATAGCTAACTTCTCTACCATACGTGGGGATAAGGAATCTATACGGCATACTGTAGGTACCTCATCAGAGAACTCCTGTTCGCGCCATTCTTCCGTCTCTAATCCCAATTTCAATAACTCGCATAGCTGTTCCCCTGCTACGGTACGTATACGACAGAACACAACGGTGCGCTCCTCTATGGATTGCCTCTCAGCTTTAACTGAGTCTACGGATAGGCGCAGCGCGTCTACCTGTTGTTTTACATTACCAAAGTCCATGTCTAGGTTACGTACATCAGAAAAATACTGGACTAAAAGGGGTAGGGTAAATTCTTTCCTAAAACACTTATACGCATCCCTACTCTCGATATTTAAATCTTCCAGTGCGCTTTGGTATTGTCTTTGTATCACTTGTTTGTATTGGTTGGACGTAGCACGGTAACCCTTCCTGTGTGTATACCGTAACTCGGTAGTTCCCAACGGAGTGCAGTATCGCTTAATGTTCTTTATAGCTATACCTATCTGCCCACTGGCCTTCGAGTATTGTAGGCCGCCGCTGCTGTACTTGTTATTCTCTATGGTACGTGAGAACACGATGAACTTAGGATCGGTAGGAGCGCCATACCTGTCCTGCATACTACGTATATCTATCTGCCCACTGGCTTGTTCGTCGCCTTCGTAGTACACGAAGAACTTGCGCATTGAGTCTGAACCTACCTTAAGCGCTGTGTTAGCGGTTATGTTCGGTATCCATAGTTTCATCATGTTATCCCACCTGCTGCAAGCCGATGGCACGGGCAGTGTTGAGAGCGCATCAATTAGACTATCTACAGGTGGATGGAAACTATCGTACTTAGTCATTGCCCTTCTCCCATACCTAGTGATAGCCCAACGATACCGTGGTTAGCGATAGTAATCATAGCTTGCGCTTCCATGGGGGTGCTGCTCTCGACGTGCGGGTTGGTTTGCGTCTTGTGCTTCGACGTAGTGACACCATAAACCGAGACATTCTCATACCACACACCTTCCTCACGTATCCACAACGGCCAGTGTGTGCCATACGAATACACGATATACCGTGCGTTTGTGGGTGAGTGCCGTATTATACCGAACATGTTACTTGCCTCGAAAGGTTCGCATTTCTGTACGCACTTACGTGCTGCTCGATTGGTTACTCGCGTTGAATTGGATCTAGCCATTATAATATCCTCTAGTTATATAGTGTGGGACATGTCCCACGTTATCCTTGTTTGATTCGTGCCCATGCGTTCTGCACGGTTTCGTAGTCTTGCCTGTCGTGCTCGTCGATATTGCCGCCTTCGCAGTAGTCGTCATAAAAAGATACCAGTGCCTCCATCGTGTTGACGGCCTCCTGCCAATCCATACGTAGTTCTTCGGGTGACAAGTACTCCCCCGCATGAAGCCGTAGTTTGTTGCTTGCTCGCCCGTATCCTTCACTCATGACATATCTCCCGATTTGATGTGTACGCACGTACCGACGTCTGGTGATGCGTGCTCGTTGTCTAACACTGTCCATAATACAGGACATGTCCACTGACCCCAACCTGCGTATAAATGCCCGTCAGTCAACACGATACACGCTTGCGGTTTGATAGCGTGCTCAGTCATATAGTCAGGCACACACTCTACATAGGTACCACCTCCGCCCATAGGCTTGGTAGACTTGGTTAGATCATCTAACTCGTGCATGTCATACGACTCGTCACGTACCACGCTACTACCCCAATACAACAGGCGTACCTTGTCAGGCTTGACGGTATCACATATACCACGTACCTCGGACAGGAACAAAGATAGTGGGTGTTGTCCGATAGAGCCGGACGTATCAATAGCTATGACTAGCTCGCCGACCTGCTGACTCACACCGCTAGGCATTATAATACCTTGTGACATGAGGCGTCTGTTGGGCCGAGCGTATGTAGCGTAGTCATTACCTGCACACGTGTTCTGTACAAACTCACGCAACACCTCACGCCAGTCAACCTGTGGGGTCAGTAGGTCGTCTAGGTCACGACTGTCCTTGCCCATCTTACCTGCGGCCATAGCACCTTGACGTACAGCCTCATCAATATCACGTGCAAGCTCTTGCTTCTCAGGCTCGGTCAGTTCCTTGGCACCATCCCAATCATGATCGTCAATAGGGGTACCACTTCCTTCGCCATTGTCAAGGGACTGAGATGCGTCATTTGAGTCCTGCTCCTGCTTGAGTAGGTTGTACACCTGTGCGGTATCCATACCACGGTACTTGGGGTCGATCAATGCGCCATTAATAACAGTGGCAAATCCATCGTGGTTGTCGTCGGCTATCTTCTGATTGATAACGTAGTCACACGCCATGTTAGCTAGCTGGGGGTTATCGTCATACAAGTGACGCCACGTTGTCAGATGACGATACAGCTTGTGGTAGTTCTCGTGTAGGACTAGAAACCGTAGCTCTGCGTCAGTCAGACCGGCTACGAAGTCACGCCCATACATCTCGTCACGTCCGTTGGTACATGCGGTAGGTACGTCGTCACGGATAGACTTCTCGCCGATCATCAGTACACCTGATAGGGCTATATACTTGTCGTTGCCCATGATAGCAACTACCGCTTTGGATAGTCGCTGCTCTGCTGTGAGGTGGTTACCTATGCTTAGCATGGTCTACTCTCCTGTCATTTAGTTTACGTTGCCTGCCCAACTTGTTGGGGCGTGCCCCGAATATGTCATCGGGGTGTTTATAGTCACCCTTGATCTCTCGGATGTCATACTTGCCTGCGGTCTTGAACTTCCTACGATCTGGGCTTAGCTGTAGTAGTTCGCTGCTAGTCAGCTTCATTTCTTATCCGCCGCAAACATATAGTTATTCTCGACAGCCCACGTACCGTAGTTCTTGGACTGCATAATCATGTCACGCTTACCGTAGCTACTGGCACGTATACAGTTGACGAACAAGCCTTGAGCTTCCTTGTCTAGCCTACGTAGGTAGGTCATCCACGAATCTACCCAGTCACGCTCGACCATACTCACAGCACGATACACCACCATACATACAGCGGAGGCGGAGGTCGGGACAGTCGCGCTGTCGGGGTCTTGCTTGATGGACTCCAGTGTCGGTAGTTGGTCAGCCAGTTTGACGAAGGCCATCATGTCCATCGCACCACGGTCACCGATGGTACCGCATAGCGCGCCTGTCAACGTGTTGTCGTCGAGGTGCTCACGTGCTTGAAGTATGTCACTAGCTGCTTCGAGGGAGCGCGGAGTGATGAAGGCGGCGCGTTGTTGTTTGGGGTGAAAGATATACGGGTTGTCATCCGGCTGTGTAACTTCTTGGAAGCTATGTAGTACGTGCGGGAAGTCCTTGACGAAGCCCAGTACGGATGGGTGTATCTGGTTGTTGATGCCCCACTCGAGCCACTCTAGATGGTCAGGCTTGCGCATCTCTACTACAGTGAGACGGTTACGTGCATGGGGAGGCAGTAAGTCGCCTACACCCTCAGCACCTAGGTTAGTGGTAGCGAAGATGATGCTATTCTCAGGGAAGCGGTCACGCTCCAACATGTCACGTAGCAACGCGTTCTTGACAGCGGGGTTAGCCTTGCCGAACTCATCGACCATCAGGATAACGGGCTTGCCTGTGTGTAGTCCGAACTCTTCATTCGGTAGGTACTTGACGTACCCCTCGTCAGTGTTGAGTGACGGTATGCTTATGTCACCTAAGTCCTTGGTGGTACAGTCGAAGTAACATGCGTGGTGGTCAGGGAAGCGCTCCTGTAACACCTTGAGCATTGATGACTTGCCACACCCCATGTGCCCTTGGACTAGGACAGTACGTTGGTGGCCTATGGTTGCTACTAGGTTAGTAGCTTGGTCGAGTGATGTTGCGTATAAGTTAGGCATAGTATGTATCTCTCTTTGTTGTAGTGTGGGACACGTCCCACGTTAGGTTACGGATATAAAACGTATGGTATTCAATTCGTGGGGTACGCCCACGCTCGACACACTGAGCATAGTGTCGGGTACGCTTGAAGTTACGCACCCTCACTACTACTTGTGTATCCACTACCAATCCAGTGTCGGCAGTGCGGCCAACATCTCATCGGCAGCGCGCTTGGTCTGTACACGTTGGGCGTGGCTGTGTGACAGTGAGTCGTACGTAACACCACGTAACGTGTCGTCAAGTCTAAGGCGAAGCGCCTCCATCTGACTATCTCCTGTTACATTACACGTACTCAGTACTTGAAGCAAATTCAACGCGTTATCAACAAGTGACTCGCGGAATATCTTGTGCCCACGCTTGTTGGTCTTCTCACCGGTGTCGGGGTCAGCCAGTCGGTCAGACATAGCGGACAGGGCTTTGTGTACACGTTGCCACACGTCACCCATGGCGGACTCGATCTGCTTGGTATAGTAGGACTTGTAGTGTTCCTCCAGTATCTCACGCTGATCGGTAGCTACATCGACACGGAAGTCGCCCACCTCAGGTAGTGGTATGTACGCCATACGAAAGTCAAACTTGCGGGCGATGTGGTCGGTGGTCGGGTAGTCATCACGTGCAAACAGGTTACCCAGTCGTGCTTGTGCGCTGATAACTTCCCACTCGTATTTGGTAATGAAGTCGGTGGTTAGCGTGGCGAACTCATTCTGTAAGCGCGTCATCTCGTTGTGGTACTCGGCGTACTGCGTGGTCGGCAGTAGTCGCAACCCGTTGTCAGACCATGGCATCGTCATACTATAGTGCGCAGTACGTGCGGCTGTGGCGAACTTCTTGATGGCGTCTAGCTCAGGGCAGTTACCTAGTAACTTCTTGCTCACGCTTGCGGTACCCTTGTCGGCGTACTTGTTGGCTGTCACCTCGTCGGAGGCTTGGTGGTCTTTCTTGCGTGCTGTCCACTGACTGATATTCAGCTCGACTAGCATGGCGCTTGATGCGATAGATGGTGTAGCAATAGATGGTACGTTTAAGTTTGTCATGGTGTAGCCTCTGTGTAGTGTGGGACATGTCCCACGTTAAGTGTCAACGGATTCAAATAAGGTCTTTCAGTCCTACGGGTAACTCGAGCTGCACTTCTTGGTACTCAGCGATGGCTCTGTGCATACTCTGGATCTTGGCTAGTAGTCGCCCATCAAAGTAAGGCGCTTGTGCCGCGCTCTGCTTTTCCCAGCTAGCTACCATGTCGGTCATTTCGGCGAGCGTATACATATTACTTGCACTCCTGTTGACGGCGCATAGCAGACCGCATTAGGTTGGACTTGCGTATTCTACGCTCTGTTGTAGGCACACTAGCTAGACGTGCTTCCATGTCATCAAACAACGCACTGTGGATTTGGAACATCTCACGCAGTTGGTCGTCGATAGACTGTATGCCGTGGCCGCTGTGGCTGTTGAGTTGCTTTGAGTTGGTCATAATGTAATGCCTCTGTGTAGTGTGGGTCACGTCCCACGTTAAGTGAATCTAACGGTGTATAAGCCTGTCTTGCTCTTTACAGCTTATGGTTCCCATTATACAGGTATTACAAGGCGTTGTCAAGTGACGCCATATAGCGCTGTTTGGTGTAATGTACTGATTTGTTCCAATTTGTTCTTATGGTGTGGCTTGTAAGTTACTGAAATATATACAATGTTCTAATGTTCCTTTTTAGGAAAAAAAGTGGGTCGATCATGGGAGTGGAAAAACGAGTGGAACAAATGGCTCGAGAGGGGGGGAACGAAAGGTTGCTCCATTGTATTTATAAAAAGGAACATTACAAATAATAAGAAGAAACATATAAATAGATTTCATTGCTTTTCACTGCATTGAAAGTCGCTTTTCGCTTAGATTGCATTAGATTAACTTATAAAGAAATATAAAGAAATATCTACTAATGTTCCAAAATGGCCAATAAAAACGGAACATTACAGGAACATTAGGCCTAAAAACAGAACATTGTAGGCGTGGCGTGGGTTACAGACGGAACATTACAAATAGTGTGGGACATGTCCCACGTTATGCGATGCGCGGCGCGACTCAGGAACTGGTATCTATGTACGTTGTGACGCGTTGCTATGGGCGATGCGCGGCGCGATTCAGGGACTGGTATCGGTGGTATATCTAGCGTGGCA